GGCACTGGTATTTTTGGTCAGTCTCGCGGTCTTAATATTGAGGATTATCGTCCCGATTTTATTCTGCTTGATGACGTGGTTGACGAAGATAATGCCAAAACGGAAGACCAAAGGAAGAAAGTTAACGAGAGGATATATGGGGCGATCCTCAATACGTTAGCGCCTAGGAGTGAGTCGCCGACTGCTATGTTGCTTTTCCTGCAGACTCCTCTTCATATGCAAGATGCAATTGAGCTTTCGGCCAGAGACCCTGAGTGGTTACATTTGGTTTATTCTTGCTTTGATGAAGATGGTAACTCTAGATGGGAAGCTCGCTTTCCGAGTGAAGTCCTTCGCAAGAAGAAGGCTGGTTTTATTGCACGTAATATGCTGTCGCTTTGGATGAAAGAGATGGAAGTTACTGTGACAAGTAATGAACTTGCATACTTCCAAGGTGAATGGATGTTGGAAGCTTTGCATAGAACTGGCAATCCATTTCCAAATGGTCTGAGTATCTACATGGGTGTTGACCCTACGCCTCCACCTAAGGATACAGAACAGAGAAGTAGCGAGGCACTTACTAAGCTCGATAATGCGTGTATATCTGTTATTGGATGTTCGGCTGGTCATGTGTTCGATCTTGATATGTATGTTACAAAAAGTCCGTTGCCTACAGAGTTGATTAGTAAGATTCTGGAATTGGCTGTCCGGTGGCGTGTAATGTGTATCGGGTTTGAAAGTATATTGTTTGCTAGAACAACTAAGTTCTACCTTGAACAGACTATGATGGAAAAACGGATTTATATTCCTGTTATGCCAATCGAAGATAGAAGGAAGAAGTCAGACAGGATAAGACAAACATTGACAGATCTGTTCTTTTATCGTAGGATGCATCTCAGAGAAAGTAACCAAGACCTTCAGTCTGAGTATCTCTCTTACCCTGATGTTGACCACGATGATAGACTTGACGCACTATCTATTGCAGTTATGTGTCGTAATCCTGGCGATATTATTGAAGGTGAGTTTGAAGTTTTGGACGATGAAGAAGATATAGCTTTATTGGGCAATTGGCGCGGATGTCCTTCAGGAGATTAATTATGCCTCGTGTATTAAACCAAGAAGAACAATCAGTATTGGTCAGAATGTTAGACCAGTATATTAAAGATTCTGATAGTAAGTTGAATGAAAGGGCACAAGCTTGGGAAGAGGCTGAGAAAAGAAATCGTAGTTATACTCCTGCGGCTGATGCTAAGAGAAAAGCTAATGCACGTGAGGAGAAGGATAAGTATACTCGTATGGTTGTGCCGTACAGCTATGCCATGATGATGGCAGCACATACTTATCTTTCGTCTATCTTTTTAGCGCGTGATCCTATCTTTCAGTATAAAGGTAAGAGTCGGCAGGGACAAGACGAAGTTACTGCGGCTGAAACTTTGGTCGACCATAACGTTACATCTGGTGGCTTAGCTGCTCCACTTTATTTTGCAATCTATGATTTGCTTTGCTACGGTATCTGCTGTGTCGGGTCTTATTGGGATGAAGAAGTTATTTCTGTTACTTCTTATCGGGATGTGCCAGTCGTTGTTAATGGGGTTGAAGACCCAGTGAATACAGAAGAACAGGAGTTTGTTACTGAAACTGCTGGTTACGTCGGTAATAAAATTTTCAACGTTAAGCCAAAAGAATTAATTATTGATCCTCGGGTTGGCTTTGCAAAGTTTCAGGAAGGTGACTACATTGGTCGCCGTTTGCAGTTGTCTAAGCACGATATTACTAAGGGTAAGTATTTCAATAAAGAAGCAGTCCATTATGGTGAGTTGCGTGACAGAGGTGTTTACGATAGCTCGGCTTTAGTGGAAACTTCTGATGGTACGTTCTCTATGGATATGAAGGCTAAGTCTGGTTACTGTAATGCTTATGAGATTTATGTCAGGTTGGTTCCTAGTGAATATGGTTTAGGTAAAAACACTAATAAAGAAGTATGGGTATTTACCCTTGTAAACCGCACCACGTTAATTGGGGCGGCCCCTGCTGGTTGGCTGCATGGTAAGTACCCCTATGATATTGGGGTGGCGGAGTTTGATGCCTATACGCTATCCTCTAGGGGCTTTCCAGAAATTGGAGCGCAGTTGGAAAGTACAATGAATTGGTTGATTAACTCTCATATGTATAACGTAGAGAAGTCAGTTAACAACGAATACTTGTACGATCCTACTATGATCAATCAGGCTGACTTTTTAGACCCAGCTCCAGGTAAGCGGATACGTGTAAAGCCTGCTGCTTATGGCAAAGATGTTCGTCAGTTTATTCATCAGTTCCAACAGATTGATTTTACCAAGTCGAACTTGACTGACCTTGGCTTGGTTGAGACATTGTTTCAACGGCTTTTTGGTATCAATGAGCAGATGATGGGAGCTATGTTGGAAGGTGGTCGTAAGACAGCGACTGAAATTCGTAGCTCGAATGGCTTTGGTTTGAATCGGTTGAAGGTTCTTGCTGAGTTTTTTGGCACACACTTTATGGCTCCGTTGGGAAATAAGTTGTTGAAGAATTGTCTTCAAATGTATCCTGAGGATTATAAGGTCGTTATTCTTGATGGCGATAGTAAGAGTGAGCTTACTAAAGAAATCACTGTGCAGGAGATTACCGGTGATTTTGACTTTGCTGCTGTAGATGGGTCGTTGCCTATTGACAGGTTTGCTCAGGTTGCTTTATATAAAGAATTATTGTCTACTATTATTACAGTACCAGCCATTGCTGGTCGCTATGACATTGCGACTTTCTTTGCGTTTATTACAAAGTTGGCTGGTGTCAAGAATATGGAAAGCTTTGAAATTGAGATTGCGTCTGAATCGAAAATTCGACGTGAAGTGGCTTTAGGTAATCTAGTTGTGGGGAACATAGATAATGTCAAACAGAGAGCAGGTGCTGCAAGCGCAGAGAGAGGAACTGGAGAACAGGATTCAAATGTGGAAAACCCACCTGTCGTCTCCAGCGTGGGTCGAGCTGGCTAAAGTCTTAAAGGCTAAGCTAAGAGCTAATCAAAATGAACTTGATGTTGTTAGCTCTACTTTAGATGGTATGATCAATAAAAATGCTATCGCGGCGTCTAGCAGAGAAGTTAAGCAACTTTTAGAGTTGCCTAGTTATATGTTGAATGATTGCGAAGAAGCTTTAGAGCAAGTCATGGAACAACTACTGGAGAAAGATGATGAGTAATATGCAAAAGTTATTGTTAATTTGGACTCGTGCCGGTGAAGGCAGTGAAGATGATGGCGCTGCGGATACTAGTTCAGATGAAATTGATTGGAGTATGTTTGGCAGTACGGATTTGGAAAATGACGATGAAGAAGTCGATGGAAAAGAAGTCGACGAAGAATCAGATGATGATCAAACTGCAAATGTAGATCCAGATAAAGTTACGCAGGAAGGTAATACAGACCCTGTGCCTGTTACAGCTCCAGTAGAGGAAACTCCAGCCGCTAAGGTTGATGAGCCAGCTCCTGTTGCGAGTGCTGAGCCGGTGGTTACTGCAGAGCCTACTGCAGAGCAGGAAAAACAAATCGCTGAACAGCGTACTAAGTTTTTGTCCGAGCTCGAAAGTGGTTATCAGATCAGTAAAGAAGATTCTGATTTATTGCTTACTGAGCCTGAAAAAGTTTTGCCTCGTTTAATGGCTAATGCCACTATGCAAATCTTAGAGCAGGCTGCACAAATGATTCAAACTCAGTTGCAAGCTTTGCCTGAAATCATTAAGCAAACTCAAACTGTTCAGTCCAGAGAGGCTGAGGTTATGGGTATGGTGCAGAAAAATTATCCTGCATTGCTGGAGAATGATGAAGGTAAGCAAGCGCTGATCAGTGCTGCTAAACTGGTTAAGGATAAATATCCAAATGAGTCTGTGGAAAAAAGGTTAGAACGGTCTGCAAAATTAGCTTATGCTATTTTAGGTCGTGAAGTAGCGCCAACTGGAAGTCAGCCTGTTCAACAGGTTACTCAGAAGGCTCCAAAACCCACGCCTCATGTACCAGCGAAATCAGGAACAGGAACAAATACGGTTGCAGCAAAGCTCAATGAACAAGAAGAGTTTTATGCAAGCATTGACCTTTAGGAGTTTTTTATGTCAAAGTTAAATATATTGAATTGGGCAGTAGCTGCTGGCTTAAATGGCACAACCCAAGTCTCTATCGCTGGTATGCGTGGGACGAACAGCTATGGTGCGGATGAACGTCCAAAGGATTTTCGTGAAAGTATTCTCTTTTACAATGCCAATGGTAGTGCTCCGTTAACTGCGTTGATGTCGCAAATGAAATCTGGTGAAGCGCTGACTGATCCTGAGTTTTACTGGTGGCAAGAGCTGCAACAACAAAGTCGTGTTATTGTGACTACTACTGTTGACGGTACTGTGGCTACTCTAGCTGTTGCTGCGGGTAGTGTTGCTGGTTCTACTGGCGGTTTGTCCTTAGTGCCTGGCGACGTTTTAATGCGGGAAAGTAAGACTGGTATTTTTGCAGGTACTCAAGAGTATGTGCAAGTTACTGCTGTTGGTTCTGATACAGCCATTACTGTTGTTCGTGGTGCTGCTGGTTCGACTGCTGCCGCGATTACTTCTGGCGATGCGTTATTGAAAGTTGGTAATGCTTTTGCTGAAGGTACTGTGTCTGCTCTGTCTCGTAGTTCAAACCCAGATAAAAACTACAACCTGGCTCAGATTTTTAAAACTGACTATCAGGTCACTAATACGGATATTAAGACCAAAAAACGTACTGGCGACGTGTTGAAAAACGAACGTACCCGCAAAATGTTTGACCATGCGGTTAGTATGGAGCAGGCTTATTTGTTCGGTAAAAAGCACGAAACTGTCGGATCTAATGGCAAGCCTTTGCGTTATATGGGCGGTCTGTTATCATACCTGAGTACTAACAAAGTTAACTTTGGTTCTGGCTCTGGTGGTACTGTGACCTGGACTGAAGACAACTTATTAGATGCAATTGCTCCTGTGTTTGATATCACAGCCAATGGCATTAACGACGAACGTATTGTGTTTTGTGGTAATGGTGCGTTGACTGAAATCAACAAGCTGATCAAAAACAATACCAATACTCGTATTACCTATGATGGTAAGATTGAGTTCTTTGGTATGAAGCTGATGCAGCTGACGATTCCGCAAGGTACTGTGTATCTGAAAACACACCCATTGTTTAACCAACATCCTGTGCATCGTTACTCTATGGTTGGTATTGCTCCACAAGGTATCCGTGATCGTGTGTTACGTGCTACTAAGTTTAAAGACAATATCCAGCCAAATGACGCTGACTATACTCAGGGTGAGTGGTTGACTGAATCTGGTCTGGAAGTGAACTTTGAGCAAAGCCACTTCTACTTCAGTAACGTCGGTAATAAGTTAGCGTAATAACCTCTCTCTGGGGTTGCCAAGGATGGCTTTATCTTATCCATATATGAAGCAGTTTTATATATGGATAAGCGTTTTGTTTCCCTCCGTATAAGATATCATTTGCGACAGTTCCCTCTTAATGTTAAGCTTTGGACATTTAGTTTGGGGGTCGCAAATGAACCTTTCACAAATAGTATCTCAAATAGCTTTTAGACTTGGCAATAAAAAGAATCTTGATCAACAGATCGAGAATGAAATTCGCTTTGCCCAAAATGAGCTTGAACGGGATCCAAAACTTAATCTTTATTTTTTATTTCGTTCGTTTACTTTTCAATCGTACCCGACGGATAGGACTTATCCGTTGCCGAATGACTTTGTAAAGATGTCTGAAATGCATCAGCCTTTCTTTCAATATCCAGATGGAACTATTGCAGAACTAAAGAGGATGCCAGCGGATAGAATCTTTCGTCCAGAGGTCAGTGTTAGTCCTTGTTTCTATGGGCTGGAAGCTGTGATGTTTATTACTGATGTTTCTTTGGACGGAGTTTATCGAATTTTTTATTATGCCTCAGACACCGAGCTCGGTGGTGCTGTTCAAGAAAACAACTGGACTCGTTTTGCATCTGGTGTGTTGATGCTCAGAGCTGCGATGAATGTGGCTAAAACTTTACGAGATATGGAACTGTTTAATACTCTGTATGCTGAGTATCAAGTTTCGTATAAGGACTTACACGATATGTGCGTAGCCCAAGAAGATGTCGGCTTTAGCATTGCAAGAGGAGATTTTCAATGAGTTCTGAATTTAACTTTCCAACCAATGCTTTTGGCTATGTTCCTGGGACTATTCCTGCAAAGATAGTCTATGCAGATACAGCTCCAACTAATCCAGTTGAAGCTTTATTTTGGATGAACACAGCTCCTGGAGATTCACAAGGTACGCTGTCTATTAGAACTTCTATTGTAAGCGGTGTCCCTAGTTGGGTCACTCTTAACAGCGAAGGGCTACTAAGAGCTCAGTTAGAGCTTCTAACTTCTATTGTTCCTATTGCTGGAGTACCTGCAAAAGAAACTTCTCAAATGGGGTTTTTTTCTGATGGCATAGTTCTTCATAGAAAAAACCATTTAGTGATAGACTCTTCTGGTCAGGCTTGGTTTTGGAAAGGTTCTTTACCAAAGATTGTTACAGCAGGTACTACGCCAGAAGCTTCTGGTGGTATTGGTGATAATAAATGGGCTAAAGTGATAACGGCATTTGAAACAGGAAACTTTCAAACTGGTTTTACCGCTACTACTTCAACTCAATTTTATGTCTGGCCAAGTGCTATTGGGGGTGATAATAAGAGTTATGTTTGGCAAGGTGTTTTTCCAAAAGTAGTTCCAGAAAATTCTAGTCCTTTTAGTACGGGTGGTGTTGGAGATAATGCTTGGTTGCCTTTAGATTATTTACAAGATGCTCTTGAAAACGGAACTGCAAATATAGGTGGCGCTAAGGCTTCTGATCTAGCAAAGGCAACACTCAACGTACCAAACCTTAAAACACTGGCATCTATTCCTTTAGATGAACGTAGAGCTAACATAACTTACTTTGCTGTTGAATTTTGTAGTTTGACAGGCAAAGGAGGACACTTTATCAAATGGAATGCATCAAGAGTATACACAAGCGCTGATATAGGTGATGTATGGCCTGACGCTGCTTTAAATGCGTGGAACGGTAGTCATTCAAATCTTTCTGCATTGTATGGGTCGTTCAGTGGGACTGGGTGTTGGGAAAAAGTAGTAAAAGATAATAATGGTCAGTACGAGTTTGGCGCTATAGGTGGCGGTGCAAACGACACAACACCAATACAGAGACTTTTTAGTGTTGTTGGTGATGTGTCAATGCCTGCTGGCGACCACACTGTTACTGGTCTAACTATATCACTTGCTGACAAGTACGTGAAAATGTCTAAGCGCTGCAAGCTGACTTTAGCGAATGGATCTAACGCAAATATTATTAGCATTTCCGCTTCTGGAGTGACTATTAAAGGTGGATATTTAGACGGCAATCTAACTAACCAATCTGCTAACTGTTCATGTGTTGTTGGCGTAGGTAACGATATTTTAATTGATGGCGTTACTGCGGTTAACGGGTATCAGTTTGGCATACAGACTCGCGGCAATAGAAATAAAATAAAACGCTGCAATGTTTCAAACGTTGGTTATGTGCCTATTTTGGTAGATTCATTGGCGGGTCAAGTATACAAAAGAAATAGGGTTCAGGATTGTAATGTGGATCAGTCAATGCGTCCAACAAGCCACAACGGTTCTGCTATAACTTTATCTGGAGCTTTTGGACAAAATCTTTATGGCAGAGTAACTGGGTGTGACATCGTTATGCCAATAGGCGCGACAGTGTCAAACATGATTGGGGTTCAGACAGCTGGACAGGCTTACCACTGCATTGTGTCAGGTAACACAATTGAAGGCGGATTCATGGGGATAAGCTCCAACGGATCCGACTTTACCACAATAGAAGGAAACACAGTAATCTCCCCGAATACTTACGGAATTGAAGTTGCTGGGGGTAAACACAAAACGGTCGTAGGTAATACTGTCGATGGCGCAAGCGTTACTAATTCAGGAATTGCAGTAACTAACGACGAAACGGTGGGCGACAAAGATTATGTTGTAATAACTGGAAATATAGTTGCTCACTGCACGGAGTATGGGATCAGCGCGGTTGATGGCACTAACAACCTAACTATAGACAGCAACGACATAGAAGATATAAACATAGGGGCTGGTTATGGTCTTTTCCTTGTCGGTGTAACCGGATTAAGTATTTCAGACAATAATTTAAGCAACGGAAAGCGCGCCATGTTTTTGGAAAATATAAACGATGCTGCTATTTCCGGCGGTCAAATGAACGGATGGACTACTTTTGGCATACAGCTTAGAGCTAATAATACTGAAATAGATAATATATCCATAACAGGTGTAACTATTGCTGATGATGTTGTTAACAAGCTAAATGCAGTAACAATACTTGGTACAGGGACTGCTGGGTCAAATATAAAAGTATCTAACAATATTGGCATCCCTAGAGATTACTCTAATTTCGTAGGAAATATTTACAATATGGTGTCTAGTGGCGTACCGGAGGGCATTCAAACCGCTGGAGTTGGTAGCACGTATCAACGGAGTAACGGGACTGCTGCCGCAACTTTATACGTCAAAGAGTCTGGAACCGGAAATACTGGTTGGGTTGCAAAATAAAACAATTGTTAGTCATCTGCCTAACCCTGTGCGGCTGCTCAAACACAACCATTGAGCAGCATCAGATGATAGCGCAGAGATGGCACAGGTATGTACCGGATAAGGGCGATGTATGGTCGCCCACTCTGCGCGGTGACTGTGAGGACTATGCCCTTGCAATGCGTGAACGTGTCGGCGGTCAGTTGTTGTACGTCCGCACAGAGCGGGGGCAGGCGCATATCGTGCTAGATGTGGATGGTAAGATAGTCGACAACCTTAGCAAGAAGGTATATCCGCGCTCAGAGATGAAGCACAAGCTTATCTTTGAGATGACAGAGACACACGTTGAGCAGTTTTTGAAGTTGAGGGGCAAACAAGATGCGAGACAATGATATTCGTATGGGAAAGGTTTTAGAAGCTCTCGAAGCTTTGAAAGAACACAAACAGGATGCTGATCAAAAGTTTTCTCTTATCACTGATAATTTGATTAAAATAAATCAAACGCTAGAAAAAGTTGTCCCAGAAATTGATAAGTTGGCTGCTATTCGTCAAAGAGTTTTAGGCGGCTTCTTAGCGCTTTCTTTTACAGCTAGTTTACTCTGGATTTTGTGGACTGATTTAGTATCTAAATTTAAAGTTGATTAGGAGTTTTTATGGACTTAGAAATTGGGTCTATTAATCAAGGAGGGGTGGTGCTTGACATCGCCCCTTATGATTTGTCTCCGCAGATATTTTCTTATGCAGAAAATGTGGAGTTTGGAAAGCAAGGGGTCACACCTTTGTTATCTCCTATTAACCTTTATCTTACTTTACCCTTAGGAAGGACTGTGTTACACGCAGAGCCTGCCACTGTTAATGGCGGCATTAAGGTTGTAGTCTTTTTCTGCGAAGATAAAGTATTCATTCTTGACAGAGGTAACTTGCTTGATGTAACTCCAAGTGATTTGGGCTCTTCTCGATTATGGTCTGTTGTTCAATTCAATGGGTATGTTGTTGCTTGCAACGGAGTTAACTATCCTTACTACTTAGATTTTTACAATTATACGGCACAACTCGCGGTACTTCCTAATTGGCCTACTAATGTATTGCCTAAGCTGCTAGGGGGCTTGGCTGGCTGTTTGTTTGCGTTTGGTAACGGTAGCCAATACCTATTTAGTGATCAGTTTGTGCTATGGTCAAACATTGCTGAAATAGGTCAGTTGCCGTCGAATTATGATTATACCGATCCAACAAGCAGAGCTGGCTTGCTCAACCTCCCTGATTATGAATACTTTGTTTCTGTAGAGTCTCTTGGACAAAGCTTAGTGCTCTATAGAAGCAATAGTGTTTATACGGTGCGCTTTGTTGGGGGCAGTTCTGTCTTTGCTTTCACTCCTACTTTTTCGGATAAGAGCCTGCTGTCTGAGAAAGCTGTGGCAACTAGAGGCAGATTGCACTACTGTATCGATCAAGGTGAATTCTATGTCCATGATGGCCTGACTACACAAGAGTTCGATGCTAAACCTGTGTCAGATTATTTCTATAAGAATGTAAATTTGGACAGGCTGGACTTGGTTCAAATGTTCTACGATAAAGTGCAGGACAAGTTGCATTTAGTTTATCCAAGTAAGGCTTCTTCTGTCTGTGATTTTGATTTGTTTTATAATTTTAGCACTCAGACCTGGTCAATAGACCGTGTACCAAGTTGCACTTATGTTGCTCCTATCTTTTTACCTAATGCAGAAGATAATGTGACTTACGACGGATTGGATGGAACTTACGATGAGTGGGAAGGAACTTATGAGCTTGAATATGCAAATTTAAATCGTCCAGCGTTAGCCTATTTTGGAAGCGAAGTCTATACATTGGAAGGAGCTACAGAGTATAAGGTTGCATTGCTGCGTCGTAATTTGGTTGCATATACAGTGCAAGACCAGTCTGGTGCAGTCACTGTAAAAAGAAATCTTCAAGTCCTTATTACAGAACTTTGGCCAAAACTTTACGATGGAACTGTGTCGTTTAGAGTTGGTTTTAGCGATAAGCCTCTTAGTGCGATTGCTTGGTCTGATTGGCAACTCGCAGATGACTTCAAGCTTGACTTCTTTGAGTCTGGTCGGTATCTTCATATTGAAATTAAAAATGAAGATCAACAGTATTTTAATCTGGGCGGCTATATGCTAAGAGCGCGTCCAATAGGGGAACAATAATGGATGAATATTTACCAGAGAGTCCACCTACTAGCGAGCCTGTTGCTATCTGGGCTCACAAAGAATTTCAAAAATTGCAAGATACTATCAAAGAGTTGCAAGACAGACTTGCAGAATTAGAGGATTAAATCATGGGTCTTGAAAATGCAAATAAGGTCGGAGAGCTTAATGAAGCTTGGCCTCTTAATGGAGACTTAGCAAAGCTATCTGCTGCACACCTTCGTCTTATTAAAGCTGTCTTAAAAAAAGGCTATCTCGGAGAGTATACTGACTTAGCCGATATTCGAGCTTTGACTCCAAGTAACGGTTGTAGTCTGTTTTACAATAACACTTTATATCTTATTGTGGACTCAAGTTATTACAGTGGAAATCCTATAGAAGTTGTATCTAAATTTATTCGTTTGACTTCAGGGCAGCTTGCTATTGCAGTAGATACGAGGTCTTATTTTGGGCGCGGTACTGGCACTCGGGGCAATTTGCCGATATCAGGCACTGCGAATAGATTGCCTTTGTTCGCTATTGCAGATGCAACTTCGGCTGTCTTTGAGCCGTCTTTGGCGAACTCAAAGTTTCCGGATAGCGCTCCTGTACAGGGCGATGTTTGCGTTCAATACTTTACTGATTGGGCAGAGGCAAGGCAGTACAATGGTGTGTCTTGGGTTGTAATGTCTGTTCAAGGTAACGGTGAGATCGCTGTTCTTGGTCAAGTGGCCACTAACTTACTTTTATCTCAGCTTGTTATTGCTGACAGTGCTCGGCTTGGTGCTACAGAATTTGTCGGTAGTACGTATATGGAAGTTACAAATCCTAATGGCTTTGGACCAGACAGTTTGCGTTATTGGTTTGGAGAAAAGTCTGGTCGAGTAGATGGTAACGGAAAAGTAATTTATAGTGCGTTGACTAAAGCGAATGCTATTGAGTGGAAATCATTTACAGAAACTAATACAAACGGAAGTGGTACTCCGGTTTCTGGTGGAGCTGTGTTAGCTGCTCTTGGTATGGGAGCAAGCTATTCTAACGCTAGTCAGGGATATAATTCGAGTTCTGTTAGTGGTACGCTTACAATCTCTATTGGTGTCAACGGGACGTTTAGTGTCGATGCTAGTGGAAGTTTAACTGGAGCTCCTGCAAGCGGTAACTATGTGACTACTCCGTCAAGTGCTACCGGAAGTCTCTATGAAGTTAAGTTTGAGCAAGTTGTTGGTGACGCCGTTACTGGGACGCTTAATACGTTCTTACCGATAACACAAGTACGAGAAGTTTCTTTAAGTGCCTTTGCTTCACCTAATGCGTTTGCGTCCAAAGCTGCGAGTGTTCGGATTACAATCCAGCCACTTGGAAGCTCTGCTGGGGCCCAAGTCCATGTGGTTGCTTTGGAAACGAGTGCTCAATCTAACTCAGGCTACATCCCGTGATGAATGAATTGGAACTTATAGAGGGCATCAGAGATGCCCTTTCTTACTCTGCACACGAGGTATCCGTATTGGATATAGTGCAGGGATTAAAAGATAACACTTACCAATGTTTTGAGTTTAACACTGGATTTGTTATAACCTGTGTAGTCAAATACGACAGGAAGAAAGCACTGAGGATTTGCTTGGCAAAAGGTCTCGAAGATGATATTGCATCCGTGATGTCTGTCATGGATTCCTTTGCGGCAGACTCTTGTTGTGATTTTATTGAGGTCTATGGTCGTAAAGGTTGGGTTAGACAACTCAAACAATACGGGTATAATGAGCAATATACTGTAGTCATTAAACATATTGGAGGCTCTAATGTCGAAGTCCAGTAAACAGGAGCAAAAACAAGAAGTCAGTATTCCAGACTTCTATAAGCCGTACTATAACAACGTATTAAACAGTGCAACCTCATTGGCAAACCAAGGCAAGTTGGCTCCAACGGTAGCAATGTCAGAAGATACCGCCCGCGGACTCGACTATGCTGGTGAGCTTGCAAGCTATCTCACTGATTCGTTTTTGCCACAAGCTAAGACGTCTTTCGGCAGCCTGCTGAATAGCGACTTGGTTAATAGTGACGAATTGCAATCTGCTATTCAAAGCGCCACAAGACCTGTACAAGAACAACTCGAACGCTATGCTATTCCAACTACGCAGGATGCGGCAGTAGCGACTGGACAATTGGGTTCTTCTCGTCAAGGTATTGCAGAAGGCTTGGCTCGCTCAGATGCAAACCAAACTATGACAGATTTAGCGTCTAATCTTTCTTATGGTGCATTACTGCAAGACCAAAATAATAAGCAGTTTGCAACATCAGCGTTACCGACTTTCTTACAGACACTTACTGCGCCATCAACTCTGTTGACTACGACCGGTGCAGCCCGTGAAGCCTATGACTTACAGAGTCAAAGCTCAGAAGCAAACAACCTTAGCCTGCTTTCTCAGATTGTTGCAATGTTTAATCCGGGGGTTAACAGCACTACAACGTCTAAGACTAGCTCTGGTGGATTGGGAAGTACGCTTGGAACTATAGCGTCTCTTGGTAGTTTAGCTTTAGGTCCAATGGGCGCTGGAGTTATAGGTGCAGGCGGGACTGGTTTTGGAAGTCTGTTCGGAAATCTCTTTGGAAAGGCTGCTCCTACAGCGGGTGCTGCAAGCTCTTCTGATATTTTTAGCGCTTTAACTGGAGGTTAATATGGCCGGTGTTTTAGATCAAGCAATTGCGGCAGCGCTGGATAAACAAAGACAGCGTGA